TTACGCTTTCAGCGCGTTAATCTCAGCCTGCAGCCGGACGACCTGCGCAGTGAGGTTATCGACAGTATCCATAAGAACGAGAATGGCCTCATGGTGAAGCGCTCCAACGCCTGCGACATTCAGAGACAGGAATCCGTCATTATCCTCCCCGACAACTTCCGGTAGAACCTTTTGCACTTCCTGGGCAATATACCCGGCAGAGTCAACATCCCCCTTTTTATAAGTGAAAGTCTTCCCATGAAAAAAGCGCATTTTCTCGATAGGGTTTTCAATAGTTTTAATGTTGTATTTCAGTCGCTCATCGGACGGGTTGTTCCACGTTCCCCCGCCAGCGTTGCCGTTAGCACCGAAGAGATAAGACGACCATACATTTGACGATCCCCCATTGACGTTAATTTGAACCCGGTCGAGGTTAGTAGAACCTCCTCTTACGCCACCAACAGACCAGCCTGCGGTGTACCAGCCACCGGAGAGCTGACTTACAAAACTCCCTTCGCTACTGTCATTTGTAACGTTGTTTAATTCAATGTAGTTGTTGGATTCAGCCCGCCATGCCTTAACCCCACAGCCGCCTCCCGGACTGGTGTGAATGTCGGAAAATACACTGCCAGCAGCATTCACTGTCATTTTGCCAGTTACCTGCACGTTGCCGTTTACAACACCGCCTGAATCAGTGCTCAGTGCCTTTACGTCCGCTGCTGCCAGGGTAACTGTATCTTTTCTGTTTGCCATGATTTAACTCCTAAGCCCAGACGCGAGCCGGTGTTTTCGGTGTAACCACAAAGTCGTTCAGCCCGGATAAATCGAGCGAGTCATTCATGACCCGCAAATTGACGTGATAGCCGGGTTCGGTGGTGTACTTAATGATTTCGTTTTCTTCACCGGGATTGATAACTTCAGCAGGAACAGTGATAACGCCAACGATATCCAGGCTGATATCCGGGTGATAAAAGCTGCCCTGCCCCTCATCATCCATAAAACCAACCGCGATTAACTGCGTGCACATTTCGTCGGCGTCATTAAAGCGCAGATATAAATCTTTCATTAGCGGAGTCCTTTAATTTGGTTATCGGTTAGTGCGCGGTGCCAAATGCGCAGATTGCGGATGTGGCCGTTAAGCATTCGGAGACCTGGGCCATTAGCACCCGCACCTCGCCCGATCATGATTATATTGCTATATGAAGCGACATTGCCGGGGGCTGGTTTAGTTACCGTGGCACTACCAGACAGGGCTCCATCAATACAAATATCTTTCTGTAATCCATTAGACCTAACCGAAACAATATGCGGCTTACCATCGTCAATAATTTCGTTATTGGCCTTTTGTCCTGGATCACCATATGAAAAAGTGACTACTCCAGCCGCATTGGTAGCGCTATTAACAAAGACAAGGCAATAATCATTTGTTGTTGGGTATATTGCCAGGATGCCCCTTCTGCTAGAAGTCTGTCCATCCGCTAACGTTTTCCCGTTGCAGTGCACCTCAGCAGTAATAGTTACGGGTCCATAGTAGTTATCATTACCTGAGCGTTGTAGTGTGCAATCGTCTGCAGCGCGGGTTACTGCCGATCCATTTGTAGGAATGTGGGATGTTGGGATGGGGCCAACTTCCACTTGCGCCCCCCACACATAAATCCCCTCACCAGCAATACCTGTAATCGCTTGTCGCCTAGCGGATTCCAAAGAATCAATCATGGCTAACCATGCGCCTGCGCTACCCACTGTAGACGTTGATAAATCACCATCAATAAGCGCCGTGGCAGTACACCTAAACCAGCCATTTGATAACGCCTGAATTCCGAACGAATAGCAGTTTCCTTTTGCTGTACCATTTATTAAATCAAAGTTAGCGTATGTACTCGAAACTCCTGTATTTCCACCTGGCCATATTATTTGAGCAAACGAACGCTCTGCCGCCTTCAGGAAAAATGAAGTAGTGACATACCCGCCATTCACGTAAGTGGATAAGCTTGAAACAGCGGCGTGTATATTTTTTGGTGCACTCGTGGTCGATGTAATACTGGCTTTCATGGCGGTATTAGTTCCATCAGGCGCAATGGTAACATTTGCCGCAAGGCTGACATTTCCTACTGTCCAGCTATTATTGCTATTATTCGAGCCGGTAACTAAGTTAGCACTCTGCTCTTCAATTAATAATCCCTCACGCTCAAAGCGCGGTTCATTAATAGCTGCCGTTTGCAGTATCCCTGACTTATCGATATACGTCGCTGTGGTTGACCGGGTAAACGCCGCTGACTTTGTTGGTAGTTCCAGGATCTGCCCCGAGATCGTCAGCCGGTCATAAGGTGCGAAACCCGCCAGCAGTCGGAGGTCATCATTGAGCGGTAACCAGACATCAGGGAACGGGGCCTCCTCATAAGGTACAGAGGTCAGCAGCTGCGCGGCGGCCAGCGATGCTGCGGCACTGCTGGCGCTGGCGGCTGAGTTGTTTTCAGAGGTCTTTGCGTTATTTTCCGACGTTTTGGCGTTGGTTTCTGAGGTTTTGGCGGCATTCTTCGATGCAAGTGCGTTACCCTCAGACGTTGCCGCATTCGTGGCGCTTTGTGCTGCTGCGTTTTTTGAAGCAAGAGCGTTTGTTTCGCTGGCTTTGGCGGCGGCGGCGCTGGTTCCTGCCGCACCCGCCTGGGCGATCAGCTTCGTCCAGCTGGGACCCGTCTTTTTTGAACCGTCTGCCAGGGTTACGGTGACGTCGCCGGTACCCGATAAAATCAGGTCCTGATTGATGATACTGCTTTGCGCCAGGCGAAACCCTTCCGTGACGGCTTTCGCTAAATCGTCATCAAGTGTGGCCATTCGTGATGTCCTTGAAATAAAAAAAACCAGCCGGAGCTGGGTTATAAGGGTGAGGTGAGGTTATGGGTTGGGGTCAACTGCCTGAGTAGTCAGAAAAGTTTGGGGTGTTTCTCTTGGTGATTAAAACCATGGATGGCTGCATACCCATAGAGGAGTTACCGTTACTCCCCCCCTTAAGGCCGACACGTATGGTGATGGGGCCAGAATTGGCAGGAATATCCAGGCTCGCCGTAACGGGTACGTAACTGTTTACCTTGCGTTGGCTATTGTTCGGGCCGTCGAATAGAACTTTTAGCCCGAGGGGCGCTGAAGTAATATCTCGTCCGTTTATGCTGATGTAGGCGTCCACGTCAGCGTTATACGTATCGCTGTTGTTCCATACGACGAACGTGGGAACCGCGATAGTAACATCATACGGAACGCGCCCCGCCCAGGTTACTTGCCGGTAATAGTCAATTGATTTACCGGGGTTCCCCGCAAAACTGCCCCCAGGGAACGAGAACATATTAACGACATCACCGACGATTCTATTTGCGTAAACTGTGCCCTTGAAATCGCCGTCTGTAGCGTAAACCGTACCCCGGAACTCTCCATTGGTGGCATAAACTGTCCCTCTAATTGTCACGCTATTGAAATAGGCAGAGCCGTCTTTTCTGATACACCAACCGCGTCCGTTCGGATCCCATGGCCCAAGGTCGTTCCAGTCGCTGGAGCTGATCTGGAATCCGATTTTGGCGTTATCAATCGAGCCATCCTGAATGAATGCCGAACGCAGGAACATCTGGCCGCCGGTCGCTGCAAACACCAGTTCCTGCCCTCTGGTCGCCGGGTTATAAACCGCGAACGTATCGGCAGAAATCAGGAAGTTTGAGGCCCCTGTACCGTCAATGCCCAGCTGGATACCCGCGATGCGTTTAACACCGTTCGCCTCCACCTGGACTTTAACGCCCCACTGGGCCGAGAGCTTGCCGTTGATATCAGCAACAGCCTGGCTGGTCGTCTGGACATTGGCATTTGTTTGCCCAATAGACGCTGTGACCTGCTCAATGCTGGTTGCAGTAGCGCTCCCCAGATCCGTAACGGCTTTATCAATGCGCGTAATGGCGGCGGCGTTGGTCTGGCCGTTTTGCTCAACCGTGGCTTTAAGCGTGGTGACCTGCTCCGCCACAGCGCTTGTGGCATCCGCGGCGGTCTTCCGGGTCTCGGTGATATCGGCCTGCGTTTTTGTTTCGCCAACGGCAAACGTGACGCGCTGATCCGAAAATGCAAAGAAGTTGGCAATGGCATTGCTGACGCTACCGACAATACCGGCATCGCGGCTGGCCGTGTTACCGTCCACATCCACTTTCAGGCTGTCGATACGACGCCCCAGCGCACTGTCTGCATCCGTACGGGCCGTGGTTTCCGTGCTGATGTCAGCCGTGTTCTTGTCGGTTGTGGCTTTAACAGCAGCCAGCGCGGTAGTCTGCGCTTTGTTGTTATCAGCGACGGCTTTATCGATGCGCGTGATATCGCCGGTATTTTTCCCGACAGTGGTCTGCAGGCCAGACAGCGTAGTAGCCTGCGCCTCCTGCTCAGTCGTCAGCGTTGCCAGCTCCTGCGTTACAGCGGCTTTGTTGGCATTAACGGTCGATTCCAGCGCCGTCCGGGCTCTCACCTCCGCTTCCTGCGCCGTGATGCGCGCCTGTCGTTCGGTGTAGAGCAAGCCCGAGGCCAGCTTCGACGGATCATCCCCGGTATAGCCGCCCCGGATCTGCGTCGCCAGCGTTTCTCGCGCTGTGGCTTCCGCCTGGTCGCCCTGGACGCGGGCTGTAGTTTCTGCCTGAAGGGCCGCCATCCCTGCACCGGGCGTAGGCCGTCCGAGCGCCACCCAGTCAATCAGGTAGTAGTTCGTCGCATCCTGCTTGGTGGAAAGATCCAGCCTGAACTGATTCATCGTGGCTTCAGTCAGCCAGGGCATATTGTCGAACTCCAGCGTGGCGATCCCGTTCGCGTCATAAGCAGGCTCGGCGACGGTGACCATATTGGTGTCGTTGAAGCCACCTGTACCCCGCCACCGCAGCTGACCCGCCCAGCCCGGTGCCCCGAACTTCCTGATGCGCAGTTTAACGAAGCGATAGGACGACGAGTTAACACCCAGTGAACCGGGAGACTGCACCCACGGATCGGTGGCATGGTTCGCCGGTCGGATCCACCCGTCAACAATCGTCGGGGTCCCGTTCCCGGTCCAGCCCTCTACCGTCGAATCGAAGTACCAGATTTTGGCCGGGTCGAACTGCGAGCCGGTGCCAGCAGAAATCTGCCCAATCTGCTGCGCCAGTGACTCGGTGGTGGTCTGGATCGTCTGATTGACGTTGCTGATATCCGCGACGCGCTCGTTCTTCTCGGTCAGCAGCGCCTGGGCGCGCGCCGTTGCCTCGTCGGTGATGGCTTTCTTACGGTCCGTGACCTCCTGTGCCAGGCCCGCTTTGGTTGCCGCAGACTCTGTCGTGACTTTGCTGATGTCGTCGCGCGCTGACTGAATATCGTCGCTGAGATCGGCGATATCCGAGGTGAGTTCCTTATACGCGTCTGTCTGTTTGATCTGGTTGTCGATATCCACCAGGTAATCAGCTGCAACCGAGCTGCTGCTGCCCTGAATAAAGTCAGTCCATGCCGACTTATTGCCGGTGCGATCGACAAGCCGCGCGCGGTACCAGAATCCTACCCCAGCTTTCAGGCCCAGTTGCTGATAAACATGCTGCGGATAGGGTACCCCGGCCAGCAGAAGCGGATTTGTGCCGGTCGATGCAGTGGAATACTGGATCTCCGTCTGTAAGGTATCGCCGGTACCACCCGGGAAATCCCAGTCCAGCTGTACGCCCCAGAGCAACGGCGTGGTACGGAAATTGGCGGGCTTTGGCACATCACCGGCCCGGCCCTTGAGATGCGTCAGCACTGAGGTGGCCCACAGGCTGGATGCGCCGCCAGCGTTAATCGCCCTGACACGCACCAGGTAATCACCTTCGTAGATCCCCGGCACTTCGATATTGCGCAGCCCGGTTTGCGGTACGTTAACCCACTCACTGTCACCCCGGCGCCACTGTGCCTGGTAGGCGATCACGTCTGCCTGAGGTTTTCCGGCTTTATCCAGCGGAGCATCCCAGGAGGCCGTCAGCGTGGCAATGCGCTGCCCCTGTCTCACTGAGTCGTAGCTCGATACCACGACGTTTCCGGGCTGAGAAACAACACCAGTAGGAATCAGGCTGACAGGCGGGATGTCCAGGCGCGCATTGTTATCGACAGCGTCATATTTCGAGGCGTTATATTCCGCTCCCGTAATGGTGTAGGTGTTCTCCTCGTCGTTGAATGTCAGGTTCATCACACGGAAATACTGCAGGCGCAGCTGTCCGGCATCGATAACAAAAACGGCGTCTGGCGCTGGCGCAGAGGAAAACGCCGTGGCCACGATTAACTGCGTGCCGTTGACCGCCTGAATGACCCGGTTTTCCACAATGCCGCCCTGTGTACGGATCATCAGCGTGTCGCCCGGGACGGCGCTGGTCCCGCGATCGGTTGTAACGGCTTTAAGCCCGGCGTTGTAACTCACAACGCGCCCACCATACACTCGCCCGGAGAAGCGTTCATCCGCAAAAGCGAACACGGTGCCGGGAACATAGGCAAAGCCATCCAGCCCGGTTTGCAGCGTGATCAAGCGGTCGAGATAGTTGGAGTACACCGCCCAGCCGCCGCGGCGCTGCGCCTCACTCTCACGCGTACAGCCAATGGCAGTCAGCTGCGTCTGCTTGAATTTGAACTGTTTAACCAGGTCAGGAAACATCACCGCAGTGGTGCGATCCTGGTAGTGGTTATCCGGGTCGCTGAAGTTAATAAGCGCAGAACTGTAGCGGTTCTTCTCGCTGCCGCTGGAATAGTTCGGCTTTCCGACGACCGAGGCGCGAGTGAGGATCTGCAACTTCGTCGTGTCCGCTGGCATGTCCGAGACAACATTGAACATGTTGTTGCCCCAGAACGTCATACCGTTGAAGCCAGCGGCGATATCCTTTATCACCTGCCAGGCATCGGCCTGCGACTGGATATAGACGTCAAACAGGAAGCGCGGCTCGGTACCGGTGCCGCCCTTACCATCGGGTACCTTCTGGTCACAGCGCTGGGCTATGCGGTACAGCTCCCACTTATCCAGCATGGCTGCCGTTACCCGACGACCCAGGCCAAAGCGCGGCTCCGTGAGTACATCGAACCAGATCCACGCCGGGTTATTCGACCAGCCCCATTTGAATGTCCCATCCCAGGTGCCGTTATAAACACGGCTAACCGGATCATAGTTCTGCGGGATGCGGATAATCCTCCCTTTCGGTTTGCAGGATATCTTCGGGATGTTGTTGAAGGATTTTGCGTTGAACGACACATACAGTAGCGCGGTATGCGGATAGCGCAGGCGCGCGTCGATCACCTCCGTGATTGCCTGCACCTGTGTCTTGTTCTGAAGCATCTGGCTGGTGCTGTCTGCGGTATCGCGAACCACGCGGATCTGCCAGCCGGTGTTAGCCTTGGGCAGATTGATGCGGTGGGTCAGCTCGTACAGAGAACTGAGCTTTTCCGTTACGGTTTTGGTGAGCACAGTGCTGTATGCACCGCCATCTACAGCCACATCGATGTGATAGGTGACGGAAGTGCCGACGATATCGCCATCATTCTCCTGCTGCTGCAGACCGGTAATGCCGATACGCACCAGCACTGCGTCAATCTGGGTATTACTGATGGCCCGGGTCCAGGGAGTGACCTTCGTCAGCGACACGCCAATGCTGGTCTCGTTCTCCACGGCTGGGAACCCGGGGATCGGCGACTGCGTCTGCGTGCCCGGACGAAAGTCCCAGGAGACATTCTCGAAGTTCATCGAGCCGTCGGCGTTGCCCAGCGGCGTGCCGTCAAGGAAGATCCGGGTTGCATCCAGTCCACCAGCAAACTCGCCTTCACCGAGCGCCAGCAGCATACGGCATCGCGCCATCGACTGCGCGGAATCGGGTTGTTCAACAGGTGTGTGCTGCTTCTGACTGCCGCCTTTTGCACCAGTAATCGTTGCCATATTGCATCCATAAAAAAAGCACCCGATTGGGTGCTAATTGAAGAGTAAGAAATTCTCAGATGTCCTCGGCCACGATCCCCGCACTGATTATGGCTCCGCCAATTTCGCGCTCGCCATAAAGCAGCGCGACCGGGTTGCCCATCGCCAGGGTGTTCACTGCGCCGCCGAAGGCATAGCTGGGCTTATTGTCGGGGTCATCACGCCCCTGAAGGCCTTTGGGCTGCGGCGAGAGCATCTGGTAGATCCCGCCCGCAGCCATGCCGATACCAGCAGAAATCATGGCGCCACCGACCGGACTGGCCCAGCCAGCAGAGAGGCCAGACACTACGATGCCCGCCACCACCATCACTGCGCCAAGGATCGTCTGGAATAAACCTGCCTTTTTCGCCCCTTCAAGCACAGGCGCGATGCGGATATCACTGTCACCACCCAGCTCCCTGAAATCCTGTTCGCCGATGTTGCGTTTGCCACGAAACACCGCAAAGGTCATGCCGTTTTTTTTGGCATTCATGAGAAAGCTTTCCAGCCCGTCCAGGTTGACGCACAGCGCCTTTACCGCTTCCGCTGACGTCTGCACCGCCAGCCGGTGAATGCGGCCAAACCGGGTACCCAGCGCGCCATACAATCGAATCGTGGTTAAGCGCGCCATGGCGTAATCTCCTGAGGTAGGTCTTTATGCCGAACGCAGATCATCGTCCGGTCTTTAAAATATCCACGGGCATAAGGCGTGATGCAGGATGGCTGGCCGTACAGGTGGTGCAGCAGTTCGCCCTCTTCGGTGATGATCCCCGCATGGTTCCACTTGTCCGACTCGACCTGCATGATGACCATGCACCCGGGCGCGGGGTCGCATTCGACAAACCCCTCACACTCCCAGTTATCGAAATAGAGGTTATCGGGGTACTGGCTTTCCCACCACGGATAATCCACGCGGAAATCGTTCAGCGCTACGCCCTGTGTAGCGTGCCAGTCCATAACCAGCCCCCAGCAGTCATGAGAGCCAAGGAGGAACGGGCGGCCAATCAGCGGGATGGAGTCCGGTGTTATCTCTGCGTATTCATCGCAGTCCGGCGCGTAAATGCCCCAGACCACACCAGAGTTATTGCACTGCTGGCGATCAAGGTCAGAGGCGATAGGCCGTGCGCCATCGCCCGGGTGGGAGTGAATGACGCGGACAATGGTTCCGGCATCCTCGGCGTTCGCCCAGTGTTCGCCGTCGATTCGAAAATGCTCGGTCGGGTTTTCGTGGCTGTTCGGCACCGGGATATAGCGCTGGCGCCGTCCTGACTGAATGACGAAGCCGCAGCACTCGCGTGGGGATTCCTCCAGCGCATGCGCCCGGATCGCCGTCATAATGGTTTTGTTCATGGGTATATCCGGTTATCGGGTGAAGAGAACTGTCGCCGGGTAGCCGCCGAAATCAAGAACGGCAGTGTTCGGTTCTGCCAGCCCGGCGCCGAAACGCTTGCGGCAGTCACTGAGGCAACCCCCGCATACATCAAACGCCGGGTCCGCTACCGCATTACCCTTCGCATCGAAATATGCCGTGCCATTGTAGGTGCAGCCGTCACCGCTGCGGTATTGTCCGCGCAGTGCCCATTCGCAGAGCGAGGTGATCTGCCGGGTGGGTATGACCAGGTTCTGCAGGTCTGCCGGGCTGCTGAGTGACCAGGACACCATCTCATCATCCTCAGAGATTTTGGTGTCCAGCCAGAAGGTTTGCAGGGAGAACATCGTCGGGTCTGCTGTCGGATTAACACCGCCCGGGAAGTTCACCGCATCCAGGTAAACCGCGTAGGTGTCGATGATGCTCACCTTTGCATTCACCATGTCCTTAAACTGGAGGCACAGCGCAGTAATGTGGCCGTCGAGGTTAGACACGCTGAGCTTTGGTTCTGCGGCCTGATCGGTTGAGAGCGCCAGGTCGGCAATCTGGAAAGGCCAGAACTCGTAGGCGTTGCCATCCCAGATGATAGGCTTCGGCCCCAGCCTGGCCTCGTCGCCGTTCGCCGCGTCAATCTCGGCAGGTGTATGGGGAAACGGGCTGTAGTGAAAGCGGTGGATCCCGCCGCTGAACTCTGAGGCATCCACTTCGACCAGGCGGACCCTGCCACCTGGTGCCAGCTTCGCCGCCTGATCAACAAGTGCCATTATGCGTATACCCCGTAGGCCCGTTTAATAGTGAACGTCAGCTCAGCGAATTTGCTGCTGATCTGGTTTTTGCGAACAGAGTCGGCGACAACGCGATACATCCCCTTCTCTTCGCCCGGCGGCGTAATGATGAAGGCCTTCACGGTATGAGCCAGGAGGAAATCGCGCACTGCGTTTACCTCTGTCTCAGTGCCGGTATGTTTCATCGGCACCTGGATCGCGGTGGAGTTGATGCCGTTCTCGGCAACCTGCTCATAGCCATCGCCAAACTGCGCCGCACGCACCGTCTTTCCATATTCAATGGGGCCAGCGCCGAGCTGCGAGCGCCAGCTGTAAGTCTCAATGGCCATGTTTACTCCATAAAAAAACCCAGCCGGAGCTGGGATCGAAAGATAAAAAATAATTCCAGACTACATCCGTACAGTAAATAAGGTATCGTTACAGAACGCAGTAGTTAATCTTAAAAGAAAATTTACATGTTCAAATAATGCCCTTGTAATAATTACTACAGACATCATTACTAGGAATCATCAATGGATAAATACAATCGAACTGCTCAGCACGAACTATTACAGGAACTCTATAACCGGGCACCTTATGGGATCACGCAAGAGCGAAAGTCTCATTATTTGCAGTCCTTTGGAAACTTAGATAACCTGGTGGCGAATCTCTATTATCTGTATGAACACGAACTACTTGAATGTCTTTTCCTAAAAGATCTGTCAGGTAAAATTTCAGTTCAACTAGAAAGCTTGAAAATTACCAGTAAAGGTATTGATTTCATAAGAGATGACGGCGGTTTGGGTTCCATACTTAACGTGCATACTATCAAGTTCCACCGTGACGCTGTCATAGTGCTGGAAGACCTTATTGCCATATCTAATCTAAACGATACTGATAAGGAAAAAGCGAAAGCAGCTTTAGGCGGTCTATCAACAGAAGCCCTGAAAACGCTCGTTCAAACAGTTACGACTGCCAGTTTGGGCATGCTTATAAAATAACAGGCATCCGCCACAGAGCGGCCCTGCACCATCACTTCATATTTGTTTAGAGGATCAAATGAACCGGGTTTGGCTAATCGTGTTGATTGTCACAATTTGCGCTGGTTTGGCGCAGGATTACATAATTGAAAAAGCAGCTGAACGCATTACTACAATCAGACAGTCATGTGTGATTGGGCATGGTTGCAAGAACATGTAGCCCACATGAGTGGGCTGTCATGAAAGCCCCGGGCGGGGCTTGGTGTCAAAATATCAGCATAATCACATATTTTTGTAGTAACTCACCTTGGCATTGAAATCCTGTTTGGCGATAGATGTTTGGCTGGTCACATATGCTTCCCAGGAGCTGTAGGCATTGATAAGAGCATGCTTTTCATCAGCACCTGTAGTAGCTGACTTCATCGCCTCAAACACTCCTGAGGCATACTCCTTACGTTTGTCTTTTCTTTTGACACCGCAAGTAGCTATTGCATCGGCAACAGAATCATTCCACCCAACCATTTGAAGGATTTCTATCCGCTTTTGAATTACGAACTGATCCGCAGATGCGTTACGTGCCTGAGTTGAAAGATACTCAGCAAATTCCATTTTATTTTTTGGCGCCTGAGAGGGAAATTCTAAGTCCAGATCGCATTTTGACAGCTCATCATACTTGGCTTGTTTTTGCACGTTATTGCCTGGGCCATTACCAGCGCACGCAGAAAGAGCCATTGCTAACACCACAGTCGTGAAGACCTTTTTCATTATCATCCCCTGATTAGTATGGTTTCGAGCATAATAACCAAGGGAAGCATCGGTGTAACCAGGTACGGGTGATATTGCCATCTCAGAATTTAAGACGGTGCTTATTTGGACTGGAACTGTCTACCAAGCAGGCCATCGCTTCGAGCAGCCCTCGCAAGGATCTCCATCACCTTAGATTCTATTTCCTTCCCTAACGCCCGTGCTGCAGCGCTTCCGTCTCCAGATGTGTTTGATGTTGCATTGCCCTTATTATCGACATAAATATCTATGTTGACCTGCGGCTGGGCACCGCCTCCTCCCTGCGCCCTGACACCAAGTCGGCCAGCGGAATCACGCGTTAGCGGCATAATCGCCTCAGCACCGGCCTCAGCAAAGACACCGCCCTTGGCAAACTTCGAGGCTCCCTGGAACGCGAAGTATTGAGGTGTATCATAGACGCCATTCACGTACTTACTTAGGCCCGAAGACTCATAGACTCCGCCTTTTGCATTCGGGGTGAATGACGGAACAGCGAATGATTGCCCTGCACCAGCCGAAGCTCCAGAACCACCACTGATCCACCCCATTGCCGCCTGCACTGCGTAGGCAACCATGAGGCGGTTCGTCACGTCCAGGATCATCTTAAGCATCGACTTACCGAACTCTTTAACCGATGCTTTGCCGGTTGTCATAAGCTCGGTAAGCATGTCGCTCAGGCCTGTCAACGTGGAACTGGCAACATTCTTCACGGCATCGTAGGTATTCGTGGCGGCGTCCAGATACTCATTCCAGCCGCTTACAGCACCAGCTTTCCAGTCGCCGCGCAGCTTATCCTCTTCAGCGTAATACTTCCGAAGCGCTGCCAGTTCTTTTTCATAACCAGCATCTTCAAGCTTGCCACCACCATTTAACCACCCCTGTCGGAGCTGCGCCTCCTCATTCATCCTCTGAGCCATTCGGCTGTTCAGGCCGGACCCGCTTCGAAGGGCTGCCGTCTTCTCTGCCATCTGGGTTACGTATTTGTTTGCCTGCTGCGCCAGGCCATTAATCTTCTGCTGGGCCTCAACTTCCTTGTTTTTCTGATCCACAACTTTAGCGGCGTTGAGGATGGCTTCACGACTCGAGAGAAGGGATTTCTCCTGCGCAGTCAGCGCGCGGGTTTTGGCGGCCTCGTCTAATTCGGCAAAATGCGATTGCTGTTTGCTGAATTCGGTGTTTTTGGCGTGAAGATCGCCGGTCTGACGCAGGGTTTCGAGCGTTTCAGTTAGGTTTCGGGCTTGGGCGCGGTAGTTCTCCAGGGTGCGATCGCCTGCGTCCAGAGTGGCCCTGGCTTCCTGATTTTTCCTTGCTGAACCTTGGGCGAGTTTCGATACAGCATCCTTAGTTTGCTTATCAACAGAACCGGTGCCTTTTACCCCGCCGCCAGGACCGTTCTTGGCCTCCTCTTCCCACTCGCGCTGGGATTTACTCAAGTTTGAAAAATGCTTGTTATAGTCGGCGGTAAGCTGGGCATACTCTTTGTTAGCGGCTTCACGGTTTTTAGCAACACTTTCAGCCAGACCGTTAAACCCCATGCCTTTTATGAGGGACTCCCCACCAGGGAGTTTGTTTGCAATCTCTGTGAAGCCGGTAATCATCCCCCCCATAATCCCCAGGGAGAGTTCTTTCATTTTCACGAATAAAGCTTCAAACGAGGTACCCAACAGCTTAAATACCTCGATAACCTGATTACCCCAGGCTCGAACTGTAACCCCGATTTGGCCGAAAACATCGGAAGAAAAAGCCTTTAGTCCGTTCCACGCTTGCCCGATATTATCGGTGGCCTCAACAATTTTATTGCTACGGTCCTCCATGGTGCTGGCAAACAACGTTATCGCTTCGTTTGCAGCTGCTGTTTTGCCCTTGGTTTTTTCAAGGGTGATGATGTGCTTCATCATAGCTTCATCAACAAATCCATATTGCTGATTAAGGCTTGCCAGCGCCTTAATGGGATCGCTTGCCAGCCGTGAAAAATCCGCCAGCGCAGCCTTCGTATCGAGGCCAGCATCGCCCATAGCCATAATGGATTTGGCGATTTTAGTCATCTGGTCGGCGGTATACTTCCCGGTGTCATTAAGTTGCACCAAGGTATCAACAGAATCAGCCAGGGACGCGCCAGCATTTTCTGCAACATCTTTTGCCGCGTCATTCAATTGCTGCATTGATGAGAAGCCTGCCCCTCCCATCAAAATGAGCGATCTGGCAACATTGTCGAACTGCTGGGATGAGCTATATGCAGCTCCCGCCAGAACAGCCAGAACAGCTACTGAACCCGCAATAGCAAGGTTAAAGGTATTTAGCAGACCACCCGCCCGCCCCAGTTTCTCCGCTGCTTCAGCGGTGTTATTAAGCCCTTCAGCTGCATCGCTGATGTTTGTTGCCGATTCAGAGGTCTCTCTGCTTTCTTCGTTGAAGCCAAACAATGCATCCCTCAGAGCCTGGAGCATTGGGCCAAGGCCCCCGAAGGAATCCTTAATCTGCCCACCCTGTTGTAGCAGGATCAGGAACGGGGATTGTCCACCTGCCAGTTGAGTAGCAATATCGGTGAACTGCGCCGGGAGCGTGCGCAGCACAGCACTGTACTGCCCCACAGAAATTCCAGCGCGGCGTGCGGCGGCCTCCTGTCGGGATAGCGCCTCAGGCAGCACGTCAGCCACGCCAGAGAGCCGTTCACGCGTCTGGTTGAGGATGGTGTTGAAATGCTCGAACTGAGTGCCGTTAATGCGCCCCGCTTCGAAGTGTGCCACCAGCTGCGCATGCTGCTCGTCAAGCGAGTTGAACGCGCGGATCGTCGGGTCGATTGAACCCAGCAGGTTCTTCAGCGCGGCTGATTGCTTCTCTGCCGCCTGAGTGGCTGCGAGTTCTGCCTGGGCACGCGCAGCTGCTTCGCCGGTATCCGTCAGCTTAAGCCGGGTATCGTCCAGGATTTTGTTGTAATGCTGAAAATCATCGGTATCCAGAAAGCCTTTGGTCTGGAAGTTACGCAGCGCGGCCTGTTGTTCGTCCAGCCGGTTCAGCGCTTTGTTTACCGGATCGATATTCTCAAGCAGGCCTTTCAGCGCAGCCTGTTGCTCCTTGATGCCTTCGCTGCCCTGCTTTGCAGACTCAGCACCAGCGCGGAAAACGCTGTTAAGGTCATCAGCTTTGCCGACGGCACCAGCCGCGGCTTCACCGAGTTTATCCAGCTCATTGCTGGCAGTTTTCAGGTCAGAAACATCGGCCCGCAAAGTAATCGAGGCGAGCTGGTCTGTCATTATTTCGTCTCCTTGTGCATTACTTTGAGAGCCTCGCTTTCCATAATCTGAAGGTCAGCCATGCAGGCCGCCGCATCCTCAACCCCGTGTAACTCAAACACCCAAGGGAGAACGTTGTAATCAAGGCCGGTCGCCCCGCCCGCGCCAACACGCCATTGAGTCGCCAGTGCAGAGAAGATGGTGAATGATTTCCATACCGACGGCAGGATCCCCACCTCTTCCTCCACGTCCTCAGGCGTCAAACCAAAAGCGGCTAACTCCGCGAGAGTCGGTCCCGGCGTGTACAACGCTGCGGCGACCTGCCTCAGTTTTTTTCGCGGATACCCATCAGCTCTTTGGTGTAGGCCAGCCCGATGTTGTCGAACGCGCGCGGGTAGTTCTGCAGGAGGACGATCACGTTATCGCGGTTGAACTCGTCAGGCAGCGCCCAGCCGTCAAGGATCTCCATCAGGTAGTCGGCCTGTGGCTCGATAAGGGACTTTTTGCCTTCAGCGCCTTTGCGCAGCTTCTCATCCATGACGCGCAGCTCTTCGAGCGTCTTATGGCGGAACGTAAAGGTCAGTTTGCCGTCTTCGGCGCCAGCGCGCGGAATGCTGGCGGTGGCGGGAAAGGTCGGGTTTGGGATTAGGGAGAATTGGGTCATTTCGGTTCCTTAGAAAGGTGCAGGATGGGGCCGTAAAAAAGCCCGGCGAACCGGGCCAGAGTGGTTAGCTGACCGTGACGACACACGCACCAGAGGTGATGGTCTTGCCCGCGGCGTCGGTGACTTCGCAGGTGTAAGAGCCAGCATCGCCGGATGCCACAGACGGGATGTTGAACGTCGAGGCCGTTTTGCCCGGGATAGCGGTACTGCCTTTCTTCCACACGTAGGTGTAAGGCGCGGAACCGCCCTGCATGACCACAGCTAGGTCCAGCGCCGAGCCAGTAGCGACCGATTTCGTTGCAGGCAGGTCAGTCAGGAACGCCAGCGGCATAGCGGAGGAGTCGGCGATCGGGTAAATCTGCATATCCGATTCGAAGTTCATGCGCGCTTCGTTGCTTTCCACGGCGTTGATTTCGGTACGTGGCACGCGCTGGAACGACACTTTGGCAGAGTAGTAACGATCCGCTTTCCCGCGAGGGTTGTGGAACCAGACCGCCGTGGTGTCGCTGGAGTCGTCCAGGTCGATGAGGCGCTTGTAAATCGCCAGCTGCGGGTCGTGGGCGAACGTATAGACCTGAACCACGGCGTTTTTAAACGTCGGGATGGTACGGGCCTTATCATCTTCCAGGAACTGGACACTGATGGTCTGCTGGTCGCCGCCTTCGGTAGAGAGCGTCATGACCTGAGGCATGGTGATCCACGAGTCGATTTTGCGCAGTGTGCCTGCGCCGGTGCCCGCCGGGAATTTCTTGGTATCGGTGGTATCAAACGCTTCCAGCACAATTTTGGTGCCGGTCACCGATTTAACGCGCAGCACCATGTTATCGAGTTTGAGCCAGCCAGAGCTTACCTGGACGACATCACCCGCAAGGATCCCGGCAGCGGAGGCAACGGTCAGTTCGCATTCCGTCGCGTTGGAGGCTGCTGTGAAGACAATCGGCGCAAGATAGGCCTTGGCCACGTTCACACGTGACCCGTTAGGGATTGCGAATGCCATTGCATTCTCCTGAATTGAGGAAATAAAAAACCCGCCGGATGGCGGGTCAGTAATCAGCGCGGTACTGCATGCTGACGGGAGTGGTGTAAGTGATGGAGCCGCTACTGCCGTTTGGTGCTGATGTAGGGCGATCCTGTATCGGTGGACGTACCTGCGGTGGCCCGTTGATGTAAACCGTCAAATCCCCGTCCACCAGCGGCAGTCCTTCGGGGAAGGCATCTGCGACAGACGTTGCCAGCCCTCTGGCCTGCGTCACGCCGCTGCCTGCTGGCGCAATGATGTTGAGCTGGAGAATGCCCTGGTACGTACGCAGCTGGCCTTCCAGATCCTGCCCTACGGTCTGCGCAGGCAGGATATAAACGCGCCCGTATGGCACATTATCCGGGGGAGTGAACGCGATGTTCGGCCAGACCACCGGCAGGCCAAGCGACGAGCAGATAACCGCAACACGGCTCTCCAGCAGGCCAGCGATACGCATTGACTGGTCACTGGCCATTGCGCACCTCGCTCATTGCCTCACGGAACATTTGCGCGGCATCCAGCGCAGTGATACCCACCATGCCGCCGGGCGCCTGACCAGAATGCCCGTTCTCAAGCGCTGCCGCATAAGGCAGATTATTGGTGAAATAAATCGAGCTGACCTGGCCCACCCTGAACACCTCGAGCACCGCCATGCCACGGGAGTTTGAACCCTGGCCGGAAGCGTCCGGTGTATCGTTGGACTGAGTAGGCTGGCTGTCGAAACCCACATACCAGTTGTTTTTGAAGCGCCCGCCGACATAGCCCTCAGGCTTTTTGATGTCCATCGAGTCATTTACGCGCAGACCACGCTTAAGCCGTCCAGATTTGGTCAGGTTGGCAGGGTCATCGCGAAGGGCCGCGTTATGCTCCCGCACCGCAGTGTTGTAAGCCATCGCGGTCTGGTTGACCTGCCAGATATCCGGCTGGCCCACCGGGGACATCTCAACCAGTTGAGCGAGGATTTTAATGCCCGTCCGGCGCTCTACCTGATCCCTATCCTGCTTCGAACTATCCACAAATAACTGAATGGCAGCCAGGAACGGCTGATTAACAGAGCTGGCCATAGTCACGCCCTCAGCTGGATGTTGTAGGAGATGAGTACATCGGCAGGCTTCACCGGATTAGGCTGCACCACCCGCCATGCTTTACCGTCGATCTCGATGCGGTCGTCAATACGCACTTCCGTTTCGGCTGTGGCCGCCAGCTTTTTATCGCCAGTAGTAATCAGAGAGCCATCTATTTCACGAGAGGAGTATTCAGTGACAACGCCAGTGACGGTCGCAGTAATAGCCGGGCTGGTTACCTCTCTGCCGGACTGATCGCGGGTAGTGCCGCCACCGCGGGTAAGCGGATAAGCCTTCCCGTTCTCGGTCAGCAATCGCGTTGCGGTGTTTCGCATGCGGCGGTAGTCGATTGGCATATCACCCCTTTTCGATTCGGATCTGATTGCCGCCCACCACCAGCCCACGCAACGAGGAGTAGAACCAGGGGAATGACGGTGCCGCCTTATTCGTACCTGGTTCGTACTGCACCGTGACTGCGCCCTCTACGCGCTCCATCGTTACCGCGCCACCACCAGCGACCGACGGCGTGAGATCAATCTCCTGCGATTCGAGAGCCAGGCGGCACTGCGCATCAACCAGGCGCTGTGGGATGGTGTCATCTCGCAGGTCAACGCCGTCGAAGCGCACGCCCGCACGCGGCCACGACAGCGGCTGTGATGCACTGGAGCGCTCGCCGCGCCATGTCTTGCCTTCCAGATAGTCCATTGCCTGCATCAGCATCTGGCTACATTCGCCATCATCCGAAGGAACGGCATATCCGCGCCCCGCCGCGAACGTGCGCAGGTCAATAACGCTGGCGTAGCTGTTGAAGTCAGGCGAATGGGGATTGGCAACCAGCATGGTTAGTCCTCCAGACGCCAGTCCAGCGCCAGCCAGTTATCCACCTCGTCAGGGTGAACCTCAGCGCTCAGCGGGCCGCCGGGGAATTCAGGCTCATCGCGCACCATCACCACAAGCTCAACACCCTGCTGGTCCTGCTGCTGGTCCTGCTGCGGTTCCTGCTGCGGTTCCTGCTGCGGTTCCTGCTGCGGTTCCTGCTGCGGTTCCTGCGGTGCAGGAGTTTGTTCAGCGCCGTTCTGCGCGGCAAGCTTTTCAGCCTCACGCTGTGCGCGCTGTTCTTTGGTCAATCCGGCCATCGGGCCTCCTGAATAAAAAAAGGGGCCGAAGCCCCTTGGGTTAACCCATGATGATGGTGGAATGCTCTTCCTGAACGGATGCAACACCCCACGCCACGCCAACCTCATAACGCACCTGGCGGTACTGGCGGTAAAGCGCGATCTGGAAGGTGATACCAGAGACCGGATCGGTTACGTTCATCACGTCGTCAGCGGTATCACCGCCTTTAGGCATGGCCGGCGTACGGCAAGCCAGCAGGAATGCGTTACGGTCAAAGGCAACGTTTGGCGCGAACTCGCTCAGCACAGTGACCGCTGCCTGATCCGCCAGATCCTGACGCAGGCCCGGCGCGCCGATGGTGATAGTGGAAGAGGTAGCCGCGACCACCAGGTATTTATTATCGTCACCTGCAAACTGCACCGCAGTTCCAGCAGCAATACCGCCAGTGCCGGCAGAGATAGCAACAATGATGTCGCCCTCTTTCTTCGCGCCGTTGACCTTATAGCCCGCCGCAGTGCTTTTCGCAGTACGCTTGATGTTGGCGGATTCGTGCAGGTTAAAGCCCATCACACGCCCGATGATACCTTCGCGCAGCAGCTGATCGGTGCCTGCTTCATTCGCTTTGAACAGTACAGACTGCTTACCACGGATGGACGCCATCGCTTCGCCGCCCAGCACCATGCGAAGGTCAGTGGTTGGGGCACCGTTATCCACCAGAATCTGGCGGGCCAAGGCAGCATCGGACAGGTCGTCTTTAATGCTGAATGGGGTATCTTTCGGCGCGCCAACTGCGCGGGATGATTTGTAGAACAGCGCTGCGAGGTCGGCGTCCATTTCGTTGCTCAGCGCACGGAAGGCCTGAGAGAACTGGTCAGCCAGGATGACGTCATAGTTACCAGACGGGCCGATGGCAAGCTGCTCTTCACCATTCCATTTGACCGGGGCCATTTTGGATTTGGTGATCTTAACGTTAACGGTACCGATGTTCTGATCACCATCATTCGGCGCGGTTGCCGCCGGGGTGATATCAACGGTGGTGGTTTTCGGTGCAACCGGTGCGGTCACGATTTGGTCTTTAGCAGCCGCGTCGGCTTTCGCGTTGCGTGCTACCGCAGGGATAAAGCCAATCTGCTCGCGCGAAACGCGGTTCAGTGCGGTGTACAGAGTAGGAATCAACCCGGTAAGCGTATTGCTCATATTTTAAATATCCTTTCAATTAATCGACGATGCTGACGCCGTCGCTCAGCGCAGCCTGTTTGCCTGCGCCATCCAGAGCGTCAAACGCACCGCGTTTCATGGTTTTCTGCCCGGCCTGATGCTGCGACTGTCGGGAGTCGCCGCCAGTAGTGCCGGATGCTTTGAGGATGTAGTCTTTCTGCGGATGCAACTCGACCAGGGATTCCAGCGCTTCATCGAAGCCAGCCAGTTCGCCGGGCTTGGTGCGGGAGAACACCTTGTTGCCCTGCCCGTCGTAGGCCACGACCTTGCCGTCTTCGATTTTGAAGTTCTGGCCGAAGTGGGAACGCACGAACTCAGCCGGGATCGCCATCTTCTCGGAGATAAATTTCGAACCACCGAAGCGGCCGCCGATCATCTCGTCGTAGAGCTGGGTTTCGAGCTGTTTGGTCTTGCCGTTCGCTTCGTCCAGCTGCTGCTGGAATACCTTGGTGATCTCGGCCTTCACCTGGTCAACGGCGCCAGCGTCGATCAGCTTCTTCTGGTCGATTTTGGTCATCATTTCCAGGGCCTCAAGCGCCTTGGTCGGGTCGGAGATGCCAGCGAATTTCGCGAGACTGGCTTCCGCCGCCTCCTTAGCTTCGCGGTGAGTTTTAGCTTCACCGTTCAGGGAGGTGATTTTGGTCATCGCTGCGGCTGCATCGAACGGGAACTCTTTGCCGTCATCATGGACGTACACAGGCATACCGTTTTCAACAACCACATTTCCGTTAGCATCGAGTTTGAGTTTCATTGTTTTGCTCCAGCCTTCCGGCCATTGGTTGTGGGTCATCCGACCCGGTCACCGCGTCGCATCCGCTCAGCGGCAGGCATAAAAAAAACCCCGGCATTGCCGGGGTTTTTATTTAATGCAACTATCAAATTGGTCGTGAGAAATGCATGTTACCGTCCCATTCTGGGTCAAGGGGTATAAAACCTAGTTTTTTCCAGAATGGAACGACATTTAGTGTCAAAACCTCAACTGAAAGCTCGCTATATCCATGCTGCTTAAGTAACTCAATCACGCTGAGTACTGTTTCCTTTCCGTAATTACGACCACGGTATTTATGAAAGATATAGAGTTTATAAATTTCAGCTAATTCTTCATCATGAGATTTTAGGAAAAGTACACCAATACACTCGTCATTTTTACGAAGGGTAAAAATGTTGTGGCTATCAATAATCCCATCATGAATGAAGAAAGGATGTGTGTTTTCCTCCGCAGGCTCGAGCAAAAGAGAATCATTGATAAGTTTCGACTGCTCGATTTTGGTTATTTTATCAATTTGCATTATGTTTTCCTTGTGAACATAACTTGAAAAAAACAACATATCTACCAATTGGTTGGGAGTAAACGTTCTTTATGAAATCGAAGAATGAGAATCAAAATAATTTGCTCACAATGTGGAGTTGCTCAAGTGTCAAGAATTCCCCGGTATCGTTGAACATATCCGGTACCGTGATTTTGCCGTCACGCAGCATCTGCGCCCGGGTAACGCCCAGCACCTGCTCCTGTCGCGCGTATGGCTGCCGGGCGAGCCAGTCGGCATAGCTGGTATGCGCTGGCACCTGCCCGTCCATTGAGGCGCGTGTGGCGCTGCTCAGTTCATCACGAGTAATCTTTAGCTCTTCCCATGACTTAGTGATAAGGATTTCGCCGGAACGGCAGCAGAAGTGAATTTTGCCGGGGCCGCGCAGATACGGCACCACATGCCCCAGCGGCTTGCCGTCGAGGGTGTAGAGCTTGCGGTCGCGGATGATGCACCACTGACTGGTATGCGTATCCAGCGTGGATGACCACTGCTTGGCCTTGACGATATCGCTGTTGGCCTGGGCGAACTCCTGCCGCGCCGTAGCGGCCATATGGTTCACAGCGGTGCGGGTCACCACCGCCAGGTCACGCCGGGATGCGTTGATCACCCCATCTTCACGGTTAAGTTTTGGCGTGCCGGCAACGCGCCGGACAATCTGTTCTACCGTCTCGCCCTGGAGGAAACCGGAGCGCACAGCATTTGTGATTTTGTTCAGCCGGTCGGCTTCAAGCTTCTGGCCCCACTCCTTCAGCAATCTCCCCTGGAATGGCTGCGCTGCTGCTGCGGCGTAGACCTGTTCGGGTGCAATACTCTGCAGCGGAACGTGTTTCAGGATCTGCTGCGGGATGATGCTGCTGAACAGGTCCAGTTGATACCCGGCCTCATATTCAACGTAGCGCGTCAGTTCGCGTGTCAGCGCCGCGTTAACCGGTTCGTAGGCCTGCTGATTCAGCTCACGCACACCAGCCAGCAGCGATGCCAGGCGACGGGCGCTGTAGGTATCCGCCCGTTTGCCGTCCAGAAGCACCAGTAGTTTCGCGGCCAGGTCTGCATCCAGTTTATTCAGCAGCGCCACCATGCGCCGGGCGACGCCAGTGCCGTAGCGCGTCACATTCAGGCCATGCGCTATCGTCTCATCCTGCAGGCGGTCGTTGACGGAACGGGCCATATCACACCTCTTCTGCTGGCGGTCCGGTCAGCGAGGCCGATTCAGCCAGCAACTCATCAAGGACTTTCTCAGGGTCGGCATCAGCATCAATCAGGTTGAGCTTTTGCAGGGCTTTAATGGCATCAATACGACGGAGGTCACCACCCTGGCGCAGGGACTGAATAGCCAGCGCTGCCGGAGGGTTGAACTCATTCGACTCAACATCCAGCTCAGTACGGACATCAACGTTGCCGCCCTCTTTCTCACCGATGTACTCGGCCATGATTTGCAGGATGTTGTCGATCGCATCCTCCAGGCTGGTCGCCATGGTGTAGAGCGGGGACTGTTCCTGCATTTTCTCTTCAGAGGTCTGGTCTACTGACTTCGTCGAGGTATTGTCGGTGCGCAGGAGCTTCGCGCCAGCCTGGCGCATCTGCTCCACCAGCTCAGCCAGCGACTCTTTGCCAGCGCCAATGGATGAGCCAGTATGCTCGACGTACTCGAGGCCCTGCGTCTGCCGATCGTTGAACGAGGTTGCCGATGAAGAGCCGATGGTCAACTCTTCCCCCTCCTCCAGCCCGAACACGGTGAGGATCGGCACCCGGGCGACGTGGAGGATGTTGTCCTGCTCGCTCTGGCTCTGCCAGTGTTTAACGTTCAGCAGCGCCATATTCAGCAGCGGCGGTGAACCGCACATGAAGCCGGTGCGCTTGGTATAGAGCGTGATCAAGGTGATATCGCGACGGGAGGTTGCCCACTCTTCGTGCTTTTGCCAGGTCGATTCACCCTGACCACCAGCGGTCTTTCGATAGATTTCGATCTTGCCTGGCGTCAGGAGTCGGATCTGCTCGACTTTCGTCTGCCCGAAGTCAACACCATCTTCGACCACCACCTCTTTAATGCGCAGCGACGTGAGCTGAACCTTGCCGCCAGTCATCTTCGACTTCCAGCCGATCACCTGGCGGGGATTCAGCATGGTGACGTACGGGCGCGCGCCGGTGGCCTTCTCATCGGCTTTGGTCTTAACCTGTTCGGGGTCAACGCGGGGATAGTCCACCAGCGCATGGGAGAGGCCATACTGCATCGCCAGGCTGAAGAACGACTGCGCCCATACATCCAGGCGGGTGCCTTCAAGGTCCACGTCTTTCGCGAACTCACGCAGCTGGTCGGGCACGTTTTCGCCCAACTGGATTGGTTCAGCGAATACGCGCCCGACGTTCTGGTTGATCGTCTCTTCGTAGGCAGGAAGTAGCGTGGCCACTGCCAGGCGCTTTTTGTAATCCTCTTTGTCTTCCTTCGGCCAGCGTGGCAGATATACCTCACCCAGCTCGCGCATATACAGCGTGCCGCCCATCAGGGCGTCGTTAATGTCCCACGCCTGCACCATGTTCCCATAGTCCAGATTGGGTGTTGAAATATCAGGCATGGTCTTACATCCGTAGTTTGGTGACTTTGCCGGTTGGTTTGATAATCGGGAATTGCTTCACGATGTAATAACCACCAGCATCGTTGGGGTGATCGTTGTCGGCTGATTTGTCCGGCTCGCCGTTCGCCGCCCATACCTGCTGTTCCAGGCTGTCGGTATAAACCGGGCAGCGGGTAACGTTGACTTTATAACGGCGATCGCCGTTGCCGTTGCAGAACATGGCGTTCATGGAGTTAATGCGATCTTTCACCGGCGGGTTAGCGGCGTTCACCACCACACTAAATCCGGCCTGTTTAAGCTGCGCGATATCTGTGGCGCTGGCGTTGTTCGATTTGCGTGAATCGCCGGAAGCATCGGGATAGATGTAAATCTGACGAGAGGCGACGTAACGTCCGCCCTCATAGCGCCAGAATTCCTCCTGGATGCGCTTAATCATCGCTGGTGTGTCATAAACCTTCACCAGCTCCCGTACAGCTCTCGGTTCTCCGTCGCGCAGCACATGGACGATGGCTGCCATCTTGCCAACGTTAAAGTCCATGCCGATATACAGCGGCTCACCTGCCTGCTCCTCATCGGTGCAACCATTAAGCTGGCGATCGAACTGGTGATAGATGGTGCCGCTGGTCAGATTGGTGAATTTCCCACGCAAATACGCCTTAATCAGTTCTGGCGGATAGGAGTCCATCAGCGAAGGAATGTAATCGTGGGGAAGGTTCGCTTCATTATCGAACGTTGAGGCCTGTATCAGGCCATACAGCGTCGCCAGTTCAGGCTTATCGCGCACAGCTTTAACAAACTGCTGGTAGACGAACTTAAAGCCCTCTGGCGTGGTGGTCACATCGATGCCGTTACGCAGGCCGTCCACCTTGTAGCGCATACGAGCGATGATTTTTCGCCATGCCTGCTGCGCTTTTGCGGCGGCCATAACATCCAGTTCATCAACCATCGCGTTGCCGATTTTGAAGCCGACAATAGAGCCTGGCTTCTCCATCGAACGGCAGATAGTCGTTCCGCGGTACTGACGCCCGGCGTAGAAGTGAACCTCTTTGTTCCCCTCGTTGATTTTGACGTTCATGCCCCAGTCGAAAGCCACCTCTTCCACAGTCGGATAGAAGATGTCACGGATCTGCGGATAGGTCGGCGCGAAGTAGCCCTGGTTGATTTTGGGGAACTCCCACATCCCCTTGCAGATGCCGCCGCAGCCAACCCACGTCTTACCGGAACCGAACCCGGCAACGTAGGCCTTAAACTTATGCGGCATTGCGAGGAAGCGCGCCTGGGGAACGTTAAGCGTCGGCGCTATCATCACGAACCCTCGCGTCTACCACGTTAATGTTGATTGCAACTGGTGCAGGAACATCATCATCAGGATCGGCTGCCAGCTCTTTGCGGAGTTTTTCCACTTCCAGTTGCCGACGCTCGATTTCAATCTGCTGCAGACGCTGCGCAAACTCGCTATCGGCCAGGCCAAGCCGCTTCATCACGGCTTCATACATGCGCTCACGGCTAATGGCTGTTATCTCAACGCCATTCTTACCCAGCTTCACGCCGGAATAAGCCAGGGCAGCATCTGGAGGAAGTTTCCGGGTATCCGCGAAGTATGGCTGCCCTATTCCATCGCCATTGCAGCGTGGGCAATCAGGGTTAGGCTCCCGGTTGTGGTCGTAGCCATAACCGCCTGGGTCCTCAGGAGGTTTAACGCCCTCCTTGCCTTCAACCTTTGCCAGCGCCTCGTCGAACTCGACTGCATCGCGCCACTGGTAGTGATGACCGAAGCCCCAGCAATAACGGCAGGCGCCGCGACGATACTGTGAAAGCTGGTTTGCATCGAAGGTGGCGAGTTGCCACATCTGGGAGAGAACTTCATCGGCACTACCAAGCGTGCGCTCTATGGACGCTTTCTGCTGCTGCGCAATAGCCTGAGCCACACTAACTTTTGCTAACAGCCTTGCACCCTGCTCGTTGGCTGTCTTTTTGCTGTACCCCGCCCGGATAGCTGCCTGAGTGGCATTGCGATCCTTAAGGTATTCTGCGACGAAAAGTCTTTGCTGGTCCGTCAGGCCATCATCATCCACCAACTCATCTGCGCACTTTTCCTTTTGCGCAGTGCGCACTTTCTTCTGCGCAGTTTTTTGCGCAGTTTGCGCAGTAGGCTTTTTGATGTGTCGGCGTGCGGTTGCATAATTCAGTCCCTGCGCTTCACACCACTCCTTCGGTGATACGCCGGTTACGGCATGGTCGGACAGGAACCGTTGCTGAAGCACGCCCCAGTCCGGTTTTGCCATTATTTATTCCAATAAAAAAGCCACCAGCGGATGCCAGTGGCTTGGGTGTAGTAATCAGGAATGGATTCGAACCATTGAGCCAGAAGATATTGGTCGTCTGCACCACCCTCCAGCTTATAGCAGCGTCACGCTTCGTCCGGATCGTTATTACCCGACATCTCGCGCACCTGTTTAATGTGTTTAGTCATTATCAAAGTCATTCAGTGAATGCCTGCTATCCTGCCTTATCCCCTATAGCCGTTATTTATGATTTATACGCTATAGCCATTAATATAGAAATCAAAACAATCCATTAAGAATATTCCCAATGATACCGCTCACGCTTGTTTTATCGGGACCCTGGTCCAAGCTGAAAATTCACTGATGATCTCTGTCAACACCGGGAAAGTCTGTACCTCAATGTAAGAAGCACTAACTATAACGATCCAAATCTCCAGTTGCCCTCCCTTAGAGGGCTTTTTTTTTGCCATTAAAAGCGGCGACCAAAGCTGTGACAAAAAACTCCAGAATTAAAGTGAAGAGAATTCTGAATGCAGTTCATCTGACTTTGGCTAGCATTAACAGTGAAGTTATCATCAACAAACAGGAGGTTTTATTGTCTAATCATCACGACGAGAAAGGCTATGTCATAATCGGAGAAGCGGCACTCTCTCTTGCTCTCAAGGATCTGGATATTACTGTTCCATCTATTATCAGAGAACTCACCCGTATGGCTGAGGGAAGCATAAGCGATGAACGGATTTATTCAATCTCAAAGGCTAGAAACTGGCTCATTCAAGCCACCGAAAGAGATGTGGAGTCCGTGCCTTATGTTAAGACTATATTGGGCCTGAACGGCGAGAAGAGCAGATACTCCTAAATGTAGATCGGCTCCGGCCGGGAAGCGATGTAGAAGATAACTTTACGGTTACGCTCAGGTGTCACCGGCTGGAGAACTGTCAGGGACGACACTACTCCATTTCAAAACAGTTTAAGCTGCAGGAGCAATCATTTTTTCCTCGTTGCATGCCAGATATTACTCTTCAAACTGGTCAGCGCATGCTCGGCCCATCATTCGGTATCAACCTTATAAAGATTCGTCATGTGTTGCTGCGACGGCTGGCTCTCCAGCGTCCTGACAAAGTGAATAGCCTGAGCGCGAGTAAAAGCTGCGGTCTGGAACCGAAACGTAAGCTGCAACCCAGCCTGCATGTTCAAATCCAAAGGTTGATTGTATCTCCTCCGTTCAGACTGCATACGATCAGTGATGTTCAGTAGATCTACACAGCAAAACATTCAATCATGAATCTTAAACACCAGCACATTAGTACAGAGTGCCTGTGTTCAAAGTTCCTTCGACAAAAGAAACTGTATCTACAAACCGACCAAAATCCACTAAAAACCATAGTTAATGAAAAAGTAAAGATACAGTTTGCATGTTTTTTTAGATAACAGTATCTATTTACACACATTAGTCTATGCTGCAATTAACTTGAAACGAAGACCACTTGGTCACCCTTCTGAGGTAATGGATTTCATTTCGGAAGGGAAATTTTTTGTTGAATTCGATCACTTCACAGCGTCATACCAGGCCTGCCAGCGGTATTTATCAAGGCGCAACTGACGCAGGCATTCAGCAGTCTCGATATCGGCCTGAAGGTCTTCGTCGCTATTAGTCCCGGCATCACTTCCCTTGCAGGGTTCCTGCATCAAATCCGCTGATGGAATTGGCAGCGTCGATAGCCTGTTGCCGCAGCCGGACAGACTCATCATCAAAATCACAAACAGTACGATTTGGATCCTGGACATATTTCACCACGTCGCGGGTTATGGTTCGGTAGATAATACGGCCTTCGTCGCTGGCCTTAGCCGCCTTCTGTTCGACAGGCTGAATAGCCTTTTCGGCTTTGGCCCGTTTATCAGCGGCCAGGACGTTGATGTGTTCAGCGTGGGCATACCAGCCACTCCTGTAACGTAGCTCGCCATAGCCACCAGCGAGTAGCATGATCATGACAACGAGCAGCAGAATACTTCGAAGGCTAAAGGTCATGTTTACTCTCCGCCAGGCACATCGACCGCTCCATCTCTCGGCGGTTCTGGAGACCTTTCCACTTCATGCCACCAGCGTAAACCCAACGGCGCATTTCTTCGCACGCACCGTCGTGATCACCTTTGTTCAGCTTGCGCAGAAGCGTGGACTTAGAGAACGCGTCAGAACCAACGTTAAAGACAAAGCTATAAAGTGCAGCTCGCTGATACTCGCCCAGCGGCACCCTGACCAGATTGTCTACCGTGCGCTTTGCTGGCTGGAGGTCTTTCCAGAGCAGCTGGTCACACTCGCGATCGGTATAGGTCTTCCCTCTAACGATATCCCGGCCCGTATGGCCGTCGCAGACAGTCCACACCCCGGCGACGTCTTTATAGGCCTCGTACTTCCGCCCTTCGACGCCGTCCTGCCCACCGAGGAAAAGTGAGGCTATCAGCATTGCGCCGCCACCAGCTGCGGCGATCAGTTTATTGCGAAGGCTGCTGGTCATTGGCATATCAGTCTTCTCCAACTTTCACCGCCGGGCCGTATTTCTCCAGCGCTTTAACCTGCGCATTGGCGACCTTGCGTTTGAAATACCAGTTAATGAGGCCGGTAACAATTATCCCGGCAATACCAGCCAGTACGCCGATGGCGCTCCATTCGTCAGGACTCAGTTTTGTGAGGACGCCGTTCAGGATGGTTCCTCCTGAGGTGCCGAGGGCGACTCCGGTGACAAGTTTGCTCATACGGGACATTTCTCTCACCTCGCCAGGATGCGGGTGCTGTGTGGGTAGGGCTCAGGCTCGCCGGGTGAATTAACGACAGACCCTGATGGGGGTTTCCGGGAGCCTGAAATAAAAAAAAGGCCCGCTTTTCAGCAGGCCTAACTGAGTTTCAATCTAAGTAGGTAGGTATGTTACCTTGCCATTATCCGTGTAACAGCTGTGTCGAGCAGCGTCACTGACCGGTCAGGATGTCCGGCCAATGGTTCTGGCTTGGTTCACAATTTAAAGATAGCACCAGTTTCGAAGCGGGAATAAAAAAAAAGCCTGCTCGGAAGAACAGGCTCAAAAAGCACTAACTATGTTTACATACAGGTGCCGGGTGCCTCCCGGTGACTCTTTACCAGTTATACGAGCCGCAAGCATATCTGCACAT